CGTAGTTGGTGCACCATCAGAAAAGTTAGACGGTCAGAACCTTTTCGTAACCTTTAAAGATGGAAAACTATATGCTGCCAGAAACAAAGGTGACATTAAACGAGGTGGTATGGACTACCGTGATTTGAAGTTAAAGTTTGGTGGTAGAGGTGAGATAGAAAAGGCGTTCGTTTATGCGTTCGATGATCTACAAAATGCCATCAGTAACCTTTCTAATAAACAACAACAGTTGGTATTTAAAGATGGGAATGCTTGGATGAACCTTGAAGTAATGTATCCTGGTAGTGCAAACGTAATAAACTATGATGGTGCATATGTTGTTTTTCACGGAAGTTCTTTGTATAATGAAGATGGTGAAAAGATAAAGGAATATCCAGAGTATGCTAATCTATTGGCAAATATGATCAAACAAATCAATCAAGATACACAAGATACTTTTAGTATTGCTAAACCAAAGGCATTGAAAATTACACAAAGTAAGAACTACAAACAAAAACTACAATCATTCACTTCTGCTTTACAGAAGTTACAAGACAAATTCAATTTGAAAGATAGTGATACACTCGGACTTTGGCATCAGCGGTGGTGGGAAAATTACATACAAGATCAAGGTGAAGAACTAGAACTGAATATAGATGATAAACTAATGAATGGGCTCGTTAAACGTTGGGCTTTCTATGATAAGTCATTTGCGCTAAACAACAAGAATATTCCAGATGAGCAAACACTAACGTGGGCAAAAGAAGTAGATAAGACAAAAGTATCAGATCAATTGAAGAAAAACATAGAACCCTTTGAATCGCTGGTGCTGAGGTTCGGTGCGGAAGTCCTTAAAAACGTAGATGATGTAATGGCTTTGAATCCAGATAAGACGGTAGAGAAGATCAAAGACGAAGTTGGAATGGCAATAAAGAAACTATCGGATTCCAATGACATTAAGGACTTGGAAGTATTGAAGAAACAATTGAAGAGAATAAAAGCTGCTGGTGGAATGGAGTCAATCGTTCCACTCGAAGGTATAGTATTCACATACAATGGTAAGACATACAAATTAACAGGTGCATTTGCACCAATAAATCAACTACTTGGCTATTTCAAGTTCGGTTGATATTTATAGTAAAGGTTTCATTTTAAGATGGTGGAAAAATGGCAGACATTAAAATTGATAGTATTCAAGACGTAAAGAACTTATTATCAGGTGATCACGATAGTCAAAACAAAATTCAAGTTGGTTATGGTGGTGAAGTAAAAGATTCTCCAATTAGAAAAACTGGTGATAAATGGCTTGATTCAGACGGTAATGAGTGGGAACAAAAAAACGGATACGCAATAAAGTTGGGAAAAGAGTGGCAACAAGATCTTAGAGAGTATCTTCACTCATTTCCAAATTGTCAACAGGAAATCTGCACTTGCACGATGCCAAAACGTCTTGATGAAAAAATGAAGGCAATTCACGGAATGTGTTTTGATTGTGTTGTTAAAATGGAACACAAGATAAAACTTGAAAAACGTTGGGACGAATACGAAAAAGAAAAGATGTTAAAGAACGGTATGGCTTGGTTAACGGAAGCAGAACGTGATAAGAACTTAGTGGTTGAGGAACTTTCAAAGCTTGAGTTTGCAAACTCTTTCGGTGGATCTGAAAAATGGAACGTTGGTGTTTCAAAAGAAGAACTTATCGAAAAGATTGAAAATGAGTTTCAAGAGTTTAGAAAAAACTACATAGAAAAGTTAGAGAAGGATTTATATGGAGAAAGGGGTGAGCAAGAAGAAAATATCGATAACGCGTGAAATATTCACGGATGATGCAGGAGCGGTATCCTCAAAAAGAGCGATGACGTTTCTGTCATTTCTAGTTATGATAGTTATTGCTTACGTCTCCATATTTATGGAAAGAGAAGTTAAAGAGTTTATTTTTGAAGGATTCTTCTACATTGTATTGGGCGGTCTTTTCTCGGTTGCATCCGAGAAGTTTTCAAAGAAGGTAAGTAAGTTTGGAAAAGGACGTAATTATGATGAGTATGAAGAAGAATGTGAAGAAGATGAACCTTACAACAGATGGGAAAACTAGGAGATAATTTTGAAACCAGTAGTAATAGAACGATCAGTTCCAACCAATAAGGAACTATACAGTAGAATAAAATCGAGAATCAAGAAGAAGTATAAGGTTTGGCCAAGTGCTTACGCATCTGGTGCTCTTGTCAAGGCATACAAAGCCGCTGGTGGTGGTTATCGTAATGAATCGGTAACGATTGAAAATCCCGGTTACCGTCTTGAAAGTTATGTTACTAATTGTGAAGGTAAGATCGTAGAACTACACTTTGGTCTACAAGAAGTATCAAAGGATGTCTTGGGTGAAGCGGAATATCGTGGTAGAAAAGTAAAATTGGGTAAGCCATTCAGAACACCTGATGGTCCAAAGAAGTTTGCTGTTTATGTAAAGAATCCAAAAGGTAATGTGGTAAAGGTAAACTTTGGTCATAAGGGTGAAGGTGGTAAGAAAACCATGAAGATAAAGAAATCAATCGCTGCGAGAAGAAAGTCATTCAGAGCAAGGCACAAGTGCCATACTGCAAAAGATAGAACAACTCCAAGATACTGGTCTTGTAGATTCGGATGGCCATCAAGTGGCAAAGGTGCGATTGATAAAACCTAATTATGAATGTTGAGTTATTCAAATCTTTTCTACGTCCGTTTTGGAATACTTGGTCAGTTGGTGGAATACCCGATGCTGCTGATAAAATAGCCACTGCATATGAATTGGCTAATATTGGAAGTAGCGGTCCTTTTTTTGGTGCTAAACTGGTAAAAGGAAACAAAGAAGTTTTAACTAACTTTTTAACTCAGGGGTTGAACTTAAACTTCTCGCTCCAAGTAAAAACACCATCTCCATTTGTTGAGCCAGGATTTACCTTAATAGCAACTGGATTTTGTCTTTATTGGTTAGGATCAACCTTTACACCTTTTCCACCTATGCCTCCAATGTTTGCACCATCGCCCGGTGCATCTGTTATATTTCCCGGTGTTCCCGTAGGATTTGATAAGGCACTAAAAGAAACGTTTGATAACACAGAAGTTGAACCTGCGTTAACTTCGTTTGCTAATGCACTAATAGCCCATCAGTTAACGATTATTGGAATATATGCTGGTCTAGCTCCTGCTGCACCATCACCTATACCATTGGTATTGCCATGGACTTCCATATTGTCTATACCTGGTATATCTCCAAAGGTTCCAAATATACTTCAAAATACTGATACAGATGGAGACGGTATTCCAGATTACTTGGATGATGATATTGATAATGACGGTGTTCCAAACGATCAAGACGATGACAAGGATGGAGACGGTATCCCGAATAGTGAGGAACCGGGTTCAATATCTGGTGGGGCTGGGACTGGTGTAGGAACCGGCGGTGGAGGAGTAGGCTCTGGTGGTGGTGGAACTGGAACTGGTGGTGGTGGAACTGGAACTGGTGGTGGAGGAGTAGGCTCTGGTGGCGGTGGAACTGGAACTGGCGGTGGTGGAACCGGATCCGGTGGCAATGACTTTTTTGATCCATCCACTGGATTTGATAATAGACCAGATACGGAAAGAATATTCAAAGTATCGGATGATTTTGCATCTGGTCAACCAAGACCATTGAACGAGATATACGTTAATCAGGATTCTATAACACAGGATTACTTTGCTAAGATAACACGAGAGAAATTGTCTAGAAATAGATTCAAACCAGAATTGGTAGTAGATTCTAGACAAATACCATCTGTTCCTGCAACAGGATATAGACAAAACTTCTTACAGCTTGTTGTGACATTGAGAGAAAAAACAGTGGTATTAAACGATGGAGATACACAGTATCAGTTTTATGTTGAAGCTGAAATGATTAACTCTGGTTTATTTACTTATTATGATAGACCAACAAAACGATTTTTACCTATTCCTAATGCAATTGGAATAGGAAGACAGGCATTCTCATTTCCAGACACGATTGAAAGTGATAATTCGATATATGCCGGTCCTCCATTTAACATATCTTCGCCAAAACAACGTGGATTGGAATTGATGAAAGTTCCATATGATAGAATCTTAGATGATGTTCTTGGGTATTTCAACGATTACATCGATACTTGGTTTGGTGGAAGATTACGTGGTAAGTTACAGAAAGTAGATCTCTTACTCACAACACAGCCAGAACAAGACTTTATTCCATTTGGTAATCAAGTATTTACGAAAATGGATAAGTTTGTGGATTTACCTTGATTCAACCATATTTATTGGTATGACACCACAACAAAAACATATTGCAAAATTAGTCATACGTGAATACGTAAAAGAGTGTTTAGTGGAAGGAAAGAAACCTTCTGGTGGACTCCGTAAGTGGTTCAAAGAAAAATGGGTTGATATATCCAGAAAAACAAAGTCTGGTGGACATCCACCTTGTGGTGCATCTGCTGGAGCTAAGTCAAGAAAAGGTGGTAAACGTGCCTACCCAAAGTGTGTTCCAGCCTCAAAGGCATCCCGTATGACTAAGAAACAAAAGAGAAGTGCAGTTACGAGAAAGCGTAAGAAAGGAGCTACCGGTCGTGGTAAAGCAAAAATGGTTTCAACTTTCCCAAAGAGCTAATATAGTTAGTCATTGGATCATTGAAGTATCAAAAACAAAACCCTTTATTTTCCTACTTGGTATAGTTTTAGGTGTCATTGCCATTTCGGTATATGATGACTATCAACGAGAGTTGTTTCTCGCTAAGAACCAACGAATAGTCGATAGTTTAAATGTAGAGATAAGCGTAAAGGAAAGAGAAAACTATCTACTACTTCAACGTGCAGAAATTCTAGATGGTAAAATAGAGGAACAGAAAAAGGAAGTAACCACCATCGTTAACAACTTCCCATCACAAAAAAGACCAGAGATTAGCAACAAAGATTCTGCCGTCAAGTTTATCATCGATTTTATACGGAAATAATATGAAAATGTTTTGTATATTACTAATGCTAATGATCTCATCAGTTGCATACGCACAACAAGATTCTGTGATGTGTTTAACTAAATCTGAGATTCTTATTTTAGCCAACAAGATACAACTGATCCAAGATTCTTCTGCTTACAAGACATCTATCATAACGTCTCAGAGTAGATTAATCGACTCATACAATCAACGAGTTGGTTTGTATGAACAGCAACTGAAAAATCGTCAAGAATCAATAGACTTGGTAAACAAACAAAATGACCAACTTAAAAAGCAAGTTGAAGAACTTAGACCTAAATGGTATGATGACAATAGACTTTGGTTTGGTGCTGGTGTTGTAACAACGGTAATTGTTTTCGTGGTAACAAGATGAGTCATAACATAAGAGACATAATAAAACAAGAGTATGTAAAGTGTGCTTCCGATCCAATCTACTTCATGAAGAAGTATGCGAAGATTCAACACCCTGTTCGTGGTAAAATCCTATTTGAATTATGGGACTTCCAAGAAGACGTTCTCAAAGACTTCCAAAATGAACGTTACAACA